AGATTGAAGCCGTGGCCATTGGCAATCGTAATTTCATTGCAGCCAAGCGTGCCCATTCCCGCAACATTATTGTTATCATCAATGGTAATCCCAGAGGTCTGCACGCCTTTGGCGCCGCCATCGCCACGGACGATTGCATTATCGGTTAAATTTAAGGCCGCTGTAACATCACCGCTACCTGCAGGCGCATCCCAAGATAATACTCCGTTGCCATCAGTCTTAAGATATTGATCCACCCCGCCATTGTCAGTCGGCAGAGTCAAAGTATAAGTGCCCGCAATAGCCGCGGTTTGGATTGTAACCACTCCAGAAGTATCGCCTGATAGACTTAAAACCTTACCTGCGGCAATATCCAAGCTTCCTGCCGAGGCAATCCTGAAAATCTCCGTACCCATTACTCCAAAAATCAAAGCTCCTGCTTGAATGGCGTGCTCGGCTGTCGTGTAGATCGCGTCAATATTCCCTGCTTCCTCAATATTACCCGAGGCATCCTCAACAAACAAAGTTAAGCTAACTCCAATACCATCTGCGGCTGTGCCTGTTGTGGTATGGTCAATGCGCAAAACATCGGTTACGGCATTGGTGATCGCATCATTTGTATTTATATGCAATTTTGTCAACGGCGAACTTTCTCCGATACCAACAAATTCATTTTGTATCCCCCCCGCTCCATCACTCTCTGCATAAATTTTTAATATTGTATTACCATCAATTGCTATACCCAAGCTCTCTTCTGTTCCAATTGCAGCAGATGATGTCACCGTCATATCTACAAAATTAACAGCTCCACTATCGCTATCAACAAGAATAGTGCCTGTTTCAAGGTTTTTACCAATAGTTATTTTTTCAGCATCATTAGTGCTATCAAATGTTAAATAAGCATTGGTTGCTTCTTTAATTGCAAATGCTTCATTGTTATTATCTAAAATGTTTATCCCAATTTGATTAGTGGGGCTTATCGTTAAAGCTGGATAAGTAGAAGCAGTTGTAGAGGATATTTTAAGTTTGTCGCTATCGCTATCATCTAACCAAATTGTCATACGGGTTGCTGGCGCTGCTCCTGTTCTAAAAGCTATTTGCGGATCATAGGTATTGGTGTCTGACTTATTGGTAATTGAAACAATAGGGCTGGCAGAAGCGATGGAAACATCTAACAAAGAAGCGGGGACTGTTGTACCGATGCCAACATAGCCACTATTTAATATCGTCATTGCTTCTATTGCTCCATTATTGCCAACCAAAAAGTGCATATCGGCTCCCGCCGCTCCCACGCCAGAAGTCGTCTGCAAAACCAAATCAGAAGTAGTTGCCGCACCACCAATGATCGTAGGAACAATCAAAGTACCTGTCATCGTGTCTCCCGCCGCATTGACGTAGCGGCCATCCATACTTACTAAGCCTAGTTGTGTGTCTATGCGCGTTCTCATATTAAATTATCGCTAAATAATAAACGCCTTCGCCATTCACCGAAGAATCAAGATAAACTGTAGCTAAATCAGAAATATCTAAACTAATAGATTCTCCTGCCATCAAAAGAAAACCATTCGAGGAACTTACTGTGGCATTGCCTACGTAAATATATCCTGTATTGGTGATTTTAGCTTTAATACTAACTGAAACTACGGCCTGGGAAGAAGCCAAAGCCACTCTGGTGCCGGCCGTGGTGACATTTTTCTGACCGTTATAAATCGTGGATTGCGTGCCGACAGAAACGCTATCCGTGGCTTGATCTAAAGCGGGAATTTCTGTTTTCAGATAGCCCGTAACTTCATTCAATAAAAGCGGTCTAACTTGTTTGGTCGTTTCTAATACTCCTCCTGATACAGGGACATAGTTGGCATCTCGCCTTAAAATATTTTCATCAGCCATTTTCGTTTTTGCCTCTTAATGCATTTGATTCCAAATCTTTTTCAGCGAAGTTTCTTTTTCTTTCGCTAAAGATAATTTGATTTCCAATTCTCGTTCTTTTCGAATAATCTCTTTTTCTCGATTATCTAAAGAATATTCGCGATTATTTTGCCTTTCTTCTTTTTCATCCAAATGAATAATTTTATCTAATCTTTCTTGTTCTTGAATCTTTAAAACCTCATTTTCCTCTTTAATTTTCTTTTTTTCTTGTTGTAAAGCAAGAATACCATCAGTTAATTCTTTGAATTCTTTAGCGCTTTTCTGATTTTCAGCCTCAAGACGGGAATTTTCTTGTTCTAAAACAAGTTTTTTTTCTTTTAGTTCAGCTAATGCTTTCTGCCAAAGAGAATCAAAATCTTCCTGAATTTTGCCCATTAAATTCTTTAAAAGTTCACTGAAATCTTTTTGGTATTTATTAAAAAATTCTTTAAACATTTATTTTAAAAGCCGCAAAGACACGAGAAGAGAGGCAATTTCTTTCTATCTTTGCGGCTTTTAAAAATCATTTCTGCTTTTGTTTTCTTATCTCTCGCGCTTTTTTTAAAATTTCAATTCTTTTCTGTCTAATTGCCTCTTTTTTTATGTTTTCTTTTTCAATTAAACTTTTTTGCGCCATTTCTATTTGTTCTTTTAGAATTTCCCCTTCTGTTTTTTCTTTTTCAGGTTTTTCCGCTGGAATTACTTGTCCTCCTTTCATCTGCGCGTATAATTCCGCTCGTTTAGCATCATTACTAAATTCATCAGTACGCATCAAAATTTTATCTGCCAGATGTTTACAGAAATGATCTACTAAAAAAATAGGAAAAGCGCGGGTTTCCCCTATTTCAAAAGAATAACCTTCTCCTGCCCATTTTCCAATAAATTTTTCGCTATCAATATTAGTAAAATTCTGCAAATCAAATTGTGCCATAATATTGTTTTTAATTATTAACTTACTCCCGTCCCGCTTTGCGGGACGGTATGTCAATTAACAATCAATGAAGGCAGTAACTGTATTATTCGCGTCAATATCAACCGCAAGAGCGACACCTAATGGTTTATAAGGGGAAGCAGTGCCATAAGCAGAACGTTCACAGACACCATCAGAAGTAGCATGCAGAATCAAAGTATCACCATCCATAATATCATCTCCACCATCAGTCAAAACACCACCATGATAACCTTTAATTTGGATCCAACCATAATAACTGGCTGTAATAGCGCCAATACCAACACCAGCAGGCTGATTAGGATTCGCATCCGAAATATCACTCGTTACTTGATTTGCCATTAAATTCACAAAAGCCAAAGGTGTGCCAGAGGCTACTGTGGTATCTGAAGCTGCCTGCACATAACGGAATTGCCGATAACCATAAGTAGTACTGTATTCTTCACGCAATGCTCCCAATTCCTCCTGTGCAGTTTCATCATTAGCAGTTAAAAGAGTATTCCAAGCTTGTTTTAACATATTATTTTTTATCTTCTTTAAATGAATTAGGAAGTAATCCCTGTCAATAATCCAAGATGTCTTGGGCTATCCGAGATTAAATTACCTTGAAGAATAATCTGGCCGACTACGCCATATTGATCTATAGGTTGGAGTAATCCACTCCAAGCAAAACCAGTAGTAACAGGGATATCTGAATAAACACTCTCTAAATTAGAACTCGTGAATTGGATGGGTGTATACTTTGTCGACTTCAAACCGTAAAATGCTAAATGCTTTGAATTGACAAAGGCCATATAACCTGTATCAATCTTTTCATCAACCACCACAGGTACACCAGAGAACCAAACAGCATCAAAACCTAATTGACCTTTCAAGGCTTGAGTTCCAGGAGCAATGCCTGTTCGTGTTAATTGAGGATAACCATTGATTTGATAATTCGCCGACACTTTATTTTCTACCAAAGCTTCATAATAACCAAACACAGCTTTAGTAGTGATAATCATATCAGGTTTATCATTACCATGAACACAAGAACTCATCATTGTGCGCATCTTAGCCGCAGTCAAAGTTCCTGTAGAGTCAGTTAAGTTACCTCTAATACCCGTATAAGTGCTTCTGGTTAATCCCCCATAAGAAGCAGCGGTATCACCATCATCAACAGCATCATATAATCCCAAAAAGGCTTTATCTGATTGGTAAGCGAACCAACGATCCGCTAAACGATCAATCATACTAGTTTGAGCAGTGGCCAATTCTATTTTCAACAAATCAATTACTTGTTTATCGGTGGCATTAACATCCAATTCCATCCCAGATAAAGTAACTGTTTGATAATGACCTGTTGGTGAAAATTCCATCATTTCACGGGTTTCTGTCTTCGCAATTGTGAATTTATCTAAACCGTCAAAGTCTCCGCCTGATGTATTAGTTGCATATTTAATCGGGAACTTCATCTTTGTTCCAGTCCACGGTTTTTGGTTACCCAAAATCCGCATATTGAAAGGACTGGAATTCGTAATCGTATCTACAACATTAGGCACGAGTTTTTCATCAACGGTGGATTTCACATTATCTGAAAAATTCATACGATAAGAATGCCTCTTTATTATTCAATTATTTAAGTTACCTCTTTCTTATTTCTTAGAAGTCCCAAATGGATTTACCATGAATTTCTTCATAGGAAATGCCTTTGGATTCTTCTGTGGAAACTTTTTGGGAAGTGCCGACATTAGAAGCCGCGTTTTCCTGAATTTTTCCTTTCAAACCTTCTTTTATTCCTTCTTTTTTAGCTTCTTTCAATTCCGCCAAATGAGCATAAGCATTGATTAAATTATCCTCCTTATGTCGCAGGGCATAATCTAATAATTCATTTCGCTCATCTTTATTCTTAATCTTTCCATCTAATTGCAGTTCGGATAATTCATGATCTACTTTATTTTTATAGAACAAATCTTCTTCTTTTTTTGTTTCCTCTTGTTGTTGGAGTGCTCCTAATAGTTCTTTGCGTAATTCTTGCTTCATTTCACCCCAAGTTTGAGGTTCTTGATCCTGTGGCGTTGGCGCATACTCATTTTGAGGTCTCGTTGTAATCGTTTCTAATGCTCGCCGCATTTCGGCGATTTCTTGTCTGGTTTGAGTAAAACCTTTTTGAGTGGCGCGCGCTAAATCATAAGCCTTTTCAGGAGTAATTTGTTCTTCTTCGGGAAAAGTAGATGCAACTTCTTCGGTTTCCGTAGATTGTTCTTCGATATCTTGCTCCGCATTCGGAGTGGTATCTTGAACTTGATCTTGGTTTTCCATAAATTATATTAAGTTTTTAATCTTCGTTTATATTCAGCTAAAATCTTAGATTTTTTATGTTTTTTCTTCTGGGTAGAAGGTACCCATCCCCTTGAACGCATTGTGCCATAAACAAAGGCATTGGTTCTCTCTTTGGAATAACCTTTTGCCTGCGCGATTGCTTTTAATTTTCTTTCCATAGCTTTAGGCATATTATTTACCTCCTTTAATAATTTGATATAACTCTTTCGCTTGCATAATAACTTGTTGTTTTTCTTCGTCTGGCAAAGCTTTAAATTTTGGAGAAGATATAATTTGTTCTAATTTATTTAATCGCTGAACTGTATTATTATTGGGAATTCCACCTGCCTGTTCGTCAGCTAGACCTGTTTGTAAAGGTATTTCGGGAGAAGAGACAGGAGTCTCTTGAATTTTGCCTTCTAATCTCCACCATTCTATTAGTTTTTGGGCGCGTTCTTGAGGTTTGGCATAACCCATTTCCTGATATAAAGTTTCGGGATCAATCATATCGGTTTTAGCCAGTTCCTTTGCCATTTCCATTCTTTGCGATCGATCCACCAAAAGAGTAGAACCCTTTTTCACCATCACTGTAATACCTTCTGGGATATCTTCTTTATTAAGTTGGATTGTTTCTTCTCCAAAACTAAACTCAAAATCTTCTTGAGAAAATACTTTCATCATATGCAGATAGCCGTTATACCAATCTTCTACAGTCTGTTCTACTAAATCCTCCATCAAAGCTCCTAATCTGGAATAATCTGCTCCTATTAAAAGCTGCCTGCCACCTAAAGTTTCTTGTTGTGCTCGTTCTCCTCGGGTGGTGGAATGCGTCCCTAGAACATTATCAATCTCGTTAATAGAATGAGCTAAATCATTAAAAGCATTAGCATCCATTTGGCCTGAAATAGCCTGAATTTGGCTTATATCACCTCGATCAAGCCATACACCATTTTCACCAGTTTTGTTCAAAAAAGCTTGAAAATCATCCCGTGAAATAGACATCGAAGAGGCAATCCATACTCTCTTATTCAAATCCGTAATATCTGATATTTGATTTTTCCGTTTATTTACAGCATCTTGAAGAGCCTTGCCTTGTTCGATTAAACTTGTATTGTCATAAAGCGAATCTCCTAATTGGAAATAATTACCGACAATATAGGGAAACTTTGGTTGTTTAAAGAGATTATTAGTACTTTGATTAAAAGTTTCTTCACCATTTTCATCAATTATTTTCTTTTGAGAACCAGTATAATCAAAATTTGGATTTTTCTTTTTATCCAAAATAATATCACTTAACTTCCAACATACCCATTTACCTTTATCTCCCCAAAATTCAACATAACGTACCTTGGACTTTTCTCTTCCTACTCCATAAAAATCTAATATCTTTTTCTTTGCACGAGGAAACTTTATCATTAAATCTTCCAAAGTATCTTCCATATATTCATACACATAATCTGCTTTTTCCAACGAATCAACCAAGGGATCAAAACCAATCTTTTTTGGATTTATTACTTCAGTGACAAAACCTTCTTGCCAACGATATTTTAATATTCCAATCCTGTAACAGGACCAATTTCTGACAAATTTACGAACTTTACGAGACATTTTCTGTTTAATTTCGTAAGCAATCTTCAGAATTTTAACCAACTTTTCCCGAATTTCATTATCTATATCGCCTTCAATTTGAGGTTCTGGAATATTAGTGGTTAGAATCGGGATCATCGTCTCAATCACCATAAACAAACGGTTATCCACGATTTTTGCCCTTTTGGGAGGAATTTTGCTCTCATCTAATTGTTTTGCTTTCCAGTATTTAATATTATCTTCCCCAATTCTATCTATCTCTTTTTTTATTTTCTGACTTTCAGCAATTGCTTTGTCAATGGCATTAACCAAATTTTTATCAGAAGCATTATATTTTAAAGCCTCACGTTCGGCAATAATAGTATCTTTTAATTCTTGATCCATTTATGTAATGAGTTCATTAAACTAATGGTGAGCTTGTCGAACCATTAGTATTTCCAAGCGTCTTGATCTTGGAATTGTTCGTTAAATTTAATATTTTCTTCAATATTGAAATTACCAATTTGGATTTGTGGTTTTTGAGGAATATTATCCAAAAATTCTGCCGAACCGATTCCTTGTTCACCAGCTAACGCGTACCGCAAGGCATCACAAGCGTGATTATGTTCTTTGACTGGTTCCTCTTTTTCATCAAATTTTTCTTCGTAATGATAAGTCTGTAACTCATCAACTAAATTTACGCAATGGTCAAACACAAAAAGTCTTTTTTCACGGAATAAGGCACGCACTTTATCAATACCACCCGTCAAATCTTTTTTTTCTTCTTTACAAATTAAACCTGCATTGCGCATTGATTGGATCCGATCAGGCTCTGCAATATCTGGATACCAACAATTGATGTTTCTTTTCTTTTGATAAAACAAACATTGTTGGTTTAATTCTTCTTGAGTCTTATTAGTCTCGTAATATTCATCTGTCACATAATAATTACCATCCGCGTTTTTGTTGATGACTAAAATCGCTGCTGGATTGGTATACCCGAAATCTATCCCTCCTATTGATCGTATCGGTATAAAACCAAAAGGTTTAACAA